TCCATCTCCTGAAAATCCTGATATCTCATCAAACGTTCTGATAAGTTATAGGAATTTGCAGTTATTACTGAATAAGAAGGAGACGTTGAACGTTGAAACAATAACGCCCCAGAAGATTTTGTCTTATCAGCGACTGCAATTGTCGTATCAAATCCTTTTACTTTTCTTTTTACTGCAGGACCTGACTTAAACAACCTAGTAAGTCGTTGAAACAGATTTTTATTGTCTTCTTTGGCCACGTTACATTTCCTTAATAGAGTTTAATCAAAATATTATAATCCTCAAATTGAAGATTGATTAATTAAGCCTCTATTTCGTCCTCAATTTCAACATTTTCTAAATCTTCAGGCTCTTGCATTTCATCGCCTAAGTCTTCCATACCTTCGTCATCTTTAACTGCAGACACATAATTCATGGGTTCTTTCAATATATTCTCTAACATATCATGAATTTGTTGTAACTGCGGAGATAAAGCATTCAACGCAGCAGACGGAGCTTCTTTTTGAAATGCATTAACTTCTTCATATAAATCAATAACAAGACTATAAAGCTTCTTTGCTTCATCTGTGTTTAAAGATTCATAAATTACTTTTGCGTCATGGTTGATTGATTCTTGCAATTTTTTCAAATTAATTTTCATTGTCCTACCTCACGTTGTTATATTTATACGCTCACTTATACAACCATGACATATCATCGATGTTATGATTATGCCGCGGATCCAAATGTTTAATTTCTGATGGTTCTCTAAGCTTATATACGTTAGATTGATTAATTTGGTGTTGTCCTCTAGCGTTGGCTCCCAACGCATAAGTAGGATTATTTGGGATTGATCTAGCATCAATACTAGCTACTCCAGTAGCTTTTAGCATAGCCATAGCCATGGCATAACCTGAATCATTAGTGCCTTGAGCGCCTTCTGTTAACCAGCTTCCAATAGCAAGGCTCATGATTAAATCATCATGACTATCCTTTGATGCCATGGGTTTATTGCCGTTCCATATAAAGGCCTGCAATTGGTCATAAAGCCTTTGAGAATAACTTATTAAAGTCTTATTACGGATTAATTCCTCTAATTTAGTAAGAATTTGTACGCGTGTTTTTTGATTGGTTGGGAATCCTGGCAATTCATCCTGATTCAACGGCGTATAATTCATAATATCGCCGCGGTTGTTGTAGTAATACATTCGCGGATATCCTGTATCGCGTAATTTAACGTTAACGAAGTATCCAAATGTGTTGTTCTCGGGACAAATCAACGCGTTATTATATTTTTTACCCCACTCGGCTAATAAATCAGCAAACTTTTCAGGAGGTATCTTTCCCATATACTCAGCAACAACTTCTGAAGTCTTGTAATCTAGAATATGAAAAGTAGAATAATCAGCAGCATCGCCTCGAGCGACGTCGGCTGACATAACATACGTCTTTGTTGGATCTGGTTGATGCCAAATCCAAACGTTTCTATCGAATCCAGCTTTTTCAATTGGCGGCCTAATTATGGACCTAAGATTTTCCAAATCTTCTGATTGAAGAAACGTATCGCCAGAAGTGATAAAGTCGCAAAGATACTCTTGACTTACTTTTCTTTTCGGAAGATTACGAGTTTCTTTAATAAACCACTCTTCATCATGTTCTGGATGGACTGTCCATGGTAATCTGATCGGATTGAACTCGTTGGTACCAGCTTCCGCCTCGACCCAAAGACGATAGTAAAGACCTCCGACGCCGTTTGGAGATGAAATTAGGATTGCATTACCACCGGTGGTCAACGTAGGATATAGGCCGGTCCAAATGGTATCGAAGTCTCTAATGAATGCACACTCGTCAACGATGAGAAGTGATAGAGACTCAGAACGACCGGCATCTTCAGACGTTGGAACGGCCTTAATTTGCGAACCATTGCTGAAAGAAATTTGTTGTTTTGAAGGCTCAAACTTAGGCATCAACAACCACTTTGGAAGTGATTGGAGCATAACGTGAACCTTTTTAATGAAGTTTTGAGCAGTAGCTAACTTGGTTGCAATAACGAGGACATTCTTGTCTTTATAGAAGATAGCTAACCATGTTGCATATGCCGCAGAGACTGTTGATAAACCTAGCTGACGTGATTTAAGAACAATATTGAAGCGATGTTCCTGGAATGCATTGACACAATTTTCCTGAAAATCATATGTGTCAAATGGAATAGTTCCTTTAAGGGGATGTTGGATTTTAGCGTAATTTTTGATAAAGTAGATTGGATCTTTACCGCAACGAATGATTTCATTCATTTGTTGCTGTTTTGTTAACGATTTTTCTTGCATCCAATCAACCTATTTCAAAAACAACTTGCTTACGATATAATGCCGTCTTCTTTGGATTGTGAATGGCCATTCCGACTATTTCTACTGAATCACCAGAGCTATGCTCTTTTAAAGAAAGCGTTTTTGTAGTCAAGTCTTTATACATTTTTTTGACAGAATCTATGACGGTCTTAATATTCTCATCTGACATCTCAGATTCTCGCAATTTAACTTGCAACATTTGTCTTTCAGATGCAAAATTAACTATTGTTTGATAAGAAACCTTAATCATATCAGGTCCCATCATAGACATTTTAACTGAAAATGAATTAACGATTGGAGCAGCTGAACGTCCCCAAGACGTGTCAATTGCTTGACCTAACGCGTTGTAATCGATATCTGACATATTAGACAAATCCTCAGTAACTAAATATTAAGTCAAATCAAAATGATATATGTGCCGTGATCTTTTTTCTACCTTGGAATTTTTTTACAATTTGTTCTTTGTCAGGGCGCCACCCTTCTTTCCACTTCGACAAATTAGGTCTTGCCCAAAATGTTTCGCATGATTCGCAACATTCAAATTCATGATAAGATTTTTCATCTTCTGAATTTCTCATTAAATAATCGCATACTGGACATGATAATGGGATCGGTGCGCGGGAGTTTATGGGTTTTATAATAAAAAAACATTCACGTTTTTGAATCAATCGATCATTTAAATAAGGCTTCCATTCAAACATAAACTATCCTTGAATCCTTTTCATTTTTTGTAATTTCTAAAACATGATCTGCTACGTCTTTGATTCCGTCAACGTGCGTAATAACCAAAATTAACCTAAAGAACTTTTTTAAACTTGTTAGCAATCTATTACAAGATTCAACACCAGCATCATCTAAGGTACCAAATCCTTCATCAATAATAAACATATCAGATTTAGACATGGATGAGACATTGACTAGAGCAACTCTTAACGCAATAGAAGCAATTGTTTTTTCCATTCCGCTGCAAAGTTCAATGATTCTTCTAGAATCGCCGTAGTTGATATAAATCTCGGACGCGTCTGAATCATCATCATTTTCTAATTCGACAGAAAAGTCAACAATTCCTTGCAAGATTTTTGATATCTCTGAATTAATTAACGGAATTTGAGATTTTGTTATGATAAGAGGAATTCCTTTTTTAGAAAAAGAGTTGGTTATAATTTCATAAGTTTTCATTTGTCTTAGAAGAGAATCTCTAGACTTTTTTTCTTCTTCTAATTTTTCTGATTCAGACATTAGCTTTCCGCGTTGCGTGGCCAGGCTCATCTTGGCCTCATCCCATTCTTTGATTGACCTAGACAATGTTTCTATTTTTGACCTGAGAGAAACAACCTCTGAATTTTCGTCATTTTTTAGAGCCTCTTGCAGGTCAAACAATCTTTGTTCTGCATCCTTTAAAGAAACTTTTAATGAATCACAAGATGAACGATTTTTTTCTATTTCTGTTTCTTTTCTAGAAATTTCAAGATTAAGCTTTGATGATAAATCTGCGGCTTTTTCAAGTTTTGATATTTTTGAAACGATAGTACTTTTATCTAGCTGTTTCAAAGCATCATTGAGGTCATTAACCTTTTTCAACGTAGAATTAACTTTGTCGATTTGAATTAAGATTTTTTCTTTATTTTGATGAGCATCCTTAATAAACTTGCAAGATGGATACTCATCCCCGCAAGGAACTTCATCTAAAATCTTTAAAGACTTTTGTTGCGTTTGAAGCAAAGTCGATTCTTTATCATGAAGATGTTGAATTTCTCTAATAGACTTTTCAAGTGAATCAATAGCTGATAGCTTTTTCCTTAAATCTTCAACATCTTCAGAAGATTGAAGCGACTCTAAAACAGTTA